TATATCCTCATACCAATGGCTAATTTTGTTTTGCTTTTAGCAGAGATGGGGGTCGAAGTGCCAAGTTTAGATATGTCAGCAATGATGCCTGTCCTTCTTGGAATGCTTGGACTTGGAGCAATGAGAACAGTAGAAAAAACTCAAAAGGTAAGTAGAGAGAAATGAGCAAAAAATTAGATCCTGAGTCTGAGTATGCTAAATATGATACAGATGGGGATGGCATTGTGAGTGATGAAGAACTAAAGGCTTCAGAGAAACTTCAACAATTAGAGCTACAGAATGAGAAAGCTGATGCCCAAAAGAACATGTGTTGGATAACTCTAGGGGGCATGATGCTATATCCTCTGTTAGTAGTTATAGCTGATTTTCTTGGGCTAGATAAATCAAGCGATGTATTAGGTGCGATGAGCAGTATTTACTATGTTAGTGCCGCTGGTATTCTGTCTGTTTGGTTTGGGTCTACTGCGTACACTAATACTAAGAATGGTAATAATAAGTGAGTGTAGATCTAGTCAGGTTATACGCTGAGATTGCCAGTGATGAGGGTAAAATACTACATAAGTACAAATGCTCATTAGGGCATGACACTATAGGGATTGGGCACCTTGTTCAAGCAGATGACCCAGAAGCTAATTTACCCGTATATGGTGCGTATGAAGAAGTGTCTGAAGAGGTATGTATTACTGAAGACAGGTGTTACGAGTTGTTTCAAAAAGATATACAAGGGGCTATTGAAGGGTGTAAAAGACTGTACTCTAATTGGGAGGATTTACCACAGGAAGCACAACATGTGCTTGTTAATATGTGCTTTCAATTAGGTCAAAACGGGCTAAGTAAGTTTAAAAAAACAAATATCGCCGTAGAAGATAAAGACTACCGATCATGGGCAGTTAACATGATTGACAGTAAATGGGCTTTACAAACCCCTGAACGTGCAAGAAGATTACGAAACAGAGTATTAACACTAGCGAGCGCCTAAATGACTTTACAAAAACTAGCGTTAAATCCCGGAGTAAACAAAGAAAAGACTAGTTATAGCAATGAAAACTCTTGGGTAGAGTCAGATAAAGTAAGATTTAGACAAGGCTATGCAGAACGTATAGGCGGCTGGACGCGCACTTCAGTTAATACGTTTTTAGGCACATGTAGGTCGTTGTTTAACTGGGTTACTTTAGGAGGTGCAAACTACATAGGTGTAGGCACTAACCTTAAATTCTACGTAAGTCAGGGGGGCGCATATTACGATGTTACCCCTCTACGTGCTACTACCAGTGCAGGAGATGTAACTTTTGCAGCAACTAATGGGTCTTCTACCATTACAGTTACTGATGCTTCTCATGGAGCCGCTGCAGATGAGTTTGTTACTTTTTCCGATGCAGCCTCTTTAGGAGGGCTTATTACTGCAGAAGTGCTTAATCAAAACTATCAGATAGCTTCTGTTACAAATGCTAATACGTTTACAATTACAGCTAAAGATACTTCTGGGGATACTGTAACTGCTAACGCTAGTGATAGTGGTAATGGTGGATCATCTGTAGTTGGTAAGTACGAAATATCTGTGGGGACTGCTACAGCTATACCGCTAATAGGATGGAGTGCGGGTACGTGGGGTTCAGGTACATGGGGCAACGGCACTAGTTCGGATACATTAAGGCTGTTACGGTTATGGAGTCAATCTGCATTTGGGGAGGATCTTGTTCTCGCCTTTCGTCAGGGAGCCTTATACTATTGGGATTCTTCCGGGGGGTTAACTAGTCGGGCTGTTTTAGTTTCTAGTTTAGCTAGTGCGTCAGATGTACCTACTGTAACAAATATGGTGCTTGTTTCAGATGTGAGCAGGTTTGTCTTCTGTTTTGGAGCGAATACGCTAGGAACTTCTACTCAAGATCCCCTTCTTATTCGCTGGTCAGATCAAGAAAGTGTAGTAAATTGGACGCCCGCAGCAACAAATCAGGCTGGCAGTCTACGTTTATCGCGGGGGAGTTCTATTATAACGGCTGCTCAAGCACGGCAGGAAATTCTAGTGTGGACGGATTCTGCGCTATATGCCTTACAGTATGTTGGTGCGCCTATAGTGTGGAGTTCTCAGTTAGTAGGAGATCATATATCTGTAATCTCACAAAATTGTGTAGCCTATGCTAATGGAGCTTCTTATTGGATGGGTATTGATAAGTTCTATGTTTATGATGGTACAACTAAACAGCTACGTTGTGATCTTAGACGCCACATATTTAACGACATAAATAGAGAACAGGTAGATCAGGTATTTGCAGGGACAATAGAAGCATTCCATGAGGTATGGTGGTTTTACCCTTCTCTTGACAGTAATTCTATCGATAAATATGTGGTTTATAACTACCAACAGGACGTATGGTACTACGGAACTTTAGCTAGAACAGCTTGGATAGATTCCGGGCTACGTGATTATCCTATAGGGGCTACGTACACAAATAATCTGGTCGAGCATGAAAACGGGGTGGATGACAACGAAACAGGTACCCCCACCGCTATCACTGCTACTATATCTTCCGCTCAATTCGATGTAGATGATGGGGATAGATTTGCATTTATCTGGCGTGTATTACCAGATATTACATTTGAAGGGTCTACTGCAGACAGTCCCACTGCTACTTTGAGCTTGCTACCATTAAATAATTCAGGGTCTGGGTACAATGATCCTACTTCTGAAGGAGGTAGTAATAGCGGGTCGATCACGCGCACGGCTACCTTACCTATTGAAAAGTATACTCAGCAATTAAATACAAGAGTACGAGCGCGACAGTTGCAGTTAAAAATAGAATCTACCACTTCAGGGGTAATATGGCAGTTAGGTTCTCCTAGAATAGACATAAGATCCGACGGAAGACGATAATGGCAGTAGATACTACAGAATACGACATAACATTTAAGGCACCCGTGTTGCCCCCGGCTTCTACCGAATACAGCAAACAAAACTTTGATAGTTTAAACAACGTATTAAGGCTGTATTTTAATCAATTAGATCAAGCCTTACGAAGCAATAAGATTATTAATCAAGCTGAAGCAACTACTTGGTTTATGAGCTAATGGCAAATACATACGTCAATGCAACCGTAGATTTAACTTCAACTAGCATAACTGTGCTGTACACTTGTGCGGCTTTAACTACGGGTATAGTTAAATCAATAATAGTATCTGAAGATTCAGGAAACGCAGACACGATAACGGTGACACTCACTAATAGCTCCAGTGCGGTGTTTAGTTTGTTCAAAACTAAAGCTATATCAGCTAACGCAACCCTAGAACTACTTACGGCTCCTCTTGTATTACAGGCAGGAGACATATTGAAAGTAACGGCAGCTACTGCTAACCGACTGCATGTTGTAGCCAGCATACTGGAGATTACGTAAATGTCTGAATTTGGTGGGGGAGTTACTTTTGGTGCAGTTAAACCAAACGAGAATGAGATATATAGTTCTCCGATTGAAGATGAGGGGAGCACTTTTAAAGATGCAGGGTTTACTCAAGAAGAAGATGCGGGGGTTACTTTTGGAAACGCTGCGGGGAGCACTTTTGAAGATGCAGGGTTTACTCAAGAAGAAGATGCGGGGGTTACCCAAGAAGAAGATGCGGGAGAAGCCCCTAAGTATTCAATGGAAGAAGAAAACCAAGGGGATGACCCCCTATCTCACCTTACTCCAGAAGAACTTTTAGAACTCTATAAAGAGTACATGAGGCAGCAGCAGGAAAATGGGGGATCTGCGAGGGACAAGTTTGGATCATTTACAGATTGGCTTAATTCTGATCCAGCAAAAGATTTTAGAACCCGTGGTCAACCAGATTTTACGCCTATAGATGCAGAAGAACTAGCTCAAATAAAATATCTGGAAAGCAAACGGGAAGAATATGGGTACTCAGTAGAAGAATGGTATGGAGAAGGACGTGCTTATGACCAAACTCTTTGGAAACCTAAAGAGTATGCTGCTGATACTGAGTATGCACAAGAGTTAATAAAAAAAGTTAAAGATGAACATGCAGCAAACAAAGAGCAAATAGCTAAAGCTTTAGGGAATGCGGCGGAAAAACAAGGAGCAGATTGGGGTGCTTGGGGGGAGACACTATTAGATGTAATAGGAAAAGCAGCAGATTATGTACAAGACGCTATAGAAAATCCAAAGTTACCGGGAATAACAATAACGCATAGTGGTGATGAAGGGGTTTACGCCACTATATTAATCCCAATCCCCGGATTACCCCCTTGGGTACAAGGCGATGGGTTAAAAATTCCTGTAGCTAAAGACGGAAGATTTGTGCTTGGTGATTCTATATGGGAACAAATAAATAAAATAGGCGAAAAAATAAGAGGACTGCCTGAAAATATTTCTGAAGGAATAGAAAATGTTATTAAAGAGGTTAGTGAAACAGGGGAACGAGTTAAGCGTATATGGACTGATGGTAAGGGTAATATACTTGCAGATATTGTAAATACTGCAGGGGAGTTATCAGAAGTATTGACATTACCAGTAAGTATATTTGCAGGAGGCGAACATGACCAAAGTATTATTGACTTTTTGCTAAAAGCGGGCCTTTTAACAGAAGCATTAGAATGGTTAAAGAGGAAATTTGAAGAGGGGGGCGAGGGTGTTGACCCTAATGTAGAAACTCCAATTGTTATTCCTGTTGTCCCTGAAGGAGATGTTACTTTTGGAGATCCTTCAAAACGTCCACTCACGGGGGGAGTTACTTTTGGGGAGAACAAACAAGACGATCCCCCAATCACAGGTGGAGCCACTTTTGGGGAAAATACAAAAGGTGAAGATCCAATTACAGGTGGGGCCACTTTTGGGGAAAGTATAAAAGGTGGAGCCACTTTTGGAGAGAATACAAGAGGTAAAAATCCAATTACAGGTGGAGCCACTTTTGGAGAGAATACAAGA